AATATAGAGTAGAAGACGACAAGGTAACATTAATAATTACAGATGAAGAAGGCAATACAACAGAAATTACTGTACCTCTCGGTTCTTTTACTTTCTAGTTGTGCTTTGATTGTAGACCCATTAGACAATGGAATACCACCCATAAGAAGTATTGAATCAGCAGAGGTTGGTTCCTTATTGACCAAACTAGCAGAAGTGCCTTCACCTATACGAAAACCTGTAGTAGCTGTCTACCCAAGCTCTTTCAAAGACAATACAGGACAACGCAGAAGCAATAGTCAATACGCAAGTTTCAGTACAGCCATAACACAAGCTCCTGACGCTTACCTCATAAGAGCACTAAAACACTCTGGTGTGTTTGAAGTGGTAGAACGTACAGGACTAGACAATCTAACAAAAGAACGCCAAATTATTCGTACAACCAGAGAAAGTTTTGATGAAACTCAAAAGGTCAAACCTTTACTTTTTGCTGGGTTATTGATGGAGGGTGGTGTAGTCGGTTATGAAACCAATGTTAAATCAGGTGGTGCTGGAGCAAGATACTTAGGTATTGGAGCTTTGAAAGAGTATAGGCAAGATTCTGTCACCATATCCTTACGCACAGTTTCTGTGAGCACAGGTAAAATTTTGATTGAAGTTTTAGTAACAAAAACAATACTTAGTTCAGCAGTGTCTTCAGATGTGTTCAGATTTTATGCAAACAATACTGAGCTAGTTGAAATAGAAAGTGGTATAGTAGAGAATGAGTCTATAAACATTGCTTTACAGATGGCAGTAGAGACAAGTGTATTACGCACAATAGAGGAGGGCTATGAAGAAGGCTATTGGCAAAAGGATAAGAAGACTGATATTGGTAAGCCTGATTGCGATGACGAATGTATCGCTACTATTAGGGGCTGACAACGAAATATACATAGATCAGTCAGGTGCTACATCTAACTTGGATATAGAACAAGTTGGGGGTAGTGGAAACATAATTGGTGGGTCAGATGCTACAGCTGGCTCTTCTAATATGACACCATTAGATTTAGATGGTGCAACCATGACCTTAGATATATTGCAAAAGGGCTCAACAAATAAATTCTTGGGCGATATATGGGCAGATAACTACACAGGCTACTTCTCGTTTATAGGCGATACAAATACATTTAACATGTCTACAGACGAAACAAACGCTACTGGAGCTGATGGTTCTAATGTAAACGTACAAGTCACAGGCAACACGAACACCATGACTCTCAATCACGCTATGACTGCACTAGCAGCTAATTTGGATTTAGATTGGATTATACAAGGTGGTGGTAACAGTATCACAGCATCCATAGATGTAGATGGTGCTACTAACTACATGGATATAGATGGTTCAGACAACACAGTAACATACGATGGAGATGGATATGCTGGTGGTTACTTCTATCTAGATCATACAGGTGGTTCAAGAACTTTTAACATAGACCAAGAATCAACTCAAGATAATGATTGGCTCAAGATTACGTCTGTTGGCTCTAATGGCACAGTTTGTGTCACTCAGTCAGACTCAACTACTTCATTCGTCTGTTGATATAGGTTCTATCTCAGAAGTTAGAGGTAATGCACAAGTTCTCAGAGACAAACCTTATGGTGCTGAATTAGAGTTTAACATCCAACAAATGGATGATGTCCGCACAGAAGCTGGCAGAGTTGCCATAACTTTTGAGGATGATTCAACAGTCAAACTAACAGAACATTCTAAACTGGTTATAGATGAATATATCTATGACCCTGACCCCTCAAAGTCAAAAATGGCTTTGAAATTTGCAAGTGGCACAGCACGATTTATTACAGGCAAATTCAATAATAAAAGCAATATATCTATTAAGACACCTACAGCTGACATAGCTATTAGGGGCACAGATTTTACTTGTACAGTAGATGAGCTTGGAAGGTCTTTGGTTATATTGCTACCAGATGAAAATGGCATATCTAGTGGTGAAATTATTGTAGCTACTGCTATGGGCAGTGTTACACTCAACAAGCCATATCAGGCAACTACAGTATCTGTTTACGAAAACAGCCCAACAAAACCAGTAACTTTAGACATATCACTAGACTTGATTGATAACATGCTGATTGTTAATCCTCCAGAGGAAACAGAACAACAGGCAGAAGAAACACAATCAAGAACAACAGTAGATTTTTTAGAGTTTGATGACTTAGATATAGACTATCTTAATGAAGATTTTTTGGATGCTGAAGCTGACCTAGAGTTTACAGAATTAGATATAAACTATTTGGATGTAAATTTTCTTGAAGATTTACTCAATGTGATTGATGCACTAGCTATATCAAAAGAAGAAGACCAATTAAAACAAGGTGGTGTAGGTATTCGCATAGTAGGAACTAACATAGGTCAAGACAAAGATACACAGATAACTACTATAGTCACAGGTCAAAATATTAGTCTTACCAGAACAGTCAGCCAAAGTGTTAAACTAAACTTAGATGGTTCTGATAGCTATACGATAATATTGATACAAGATGGTGTGTCTAACACAGTTAAAATTAATGGTGGTTCTTCTACAACAATAAAAATCAAGCAAGGTTCTGGATGAAAAAACTTATACCACTATCACTCATACTTATATTGGTGTTGCCATTTATCTATCAAACCACGCCACTTGAAGTTCTTAAACTTAGAACTTTTGATGCTTTAATACCAGAACAGAATGAAAGTGGTAATTTTGTAATACTAAACATCACTGAGAATGATATTGCTAATGAAGGCGGTTATCCTTTATCAAGACAAACCTTAGCTCAAATACATATTAACCTTTTGCGTAGAGGAGCTATGGGCGTAGGTTGGGTTATGGCTTTTCCGCAACCAGATAGATTTGGTGGTGACTTTGAGTTTATGGAAGCACTCTCTTTTTCTCCCAGTGTTCTTGCTATGTTTGAAGGAGAGGGAGACTACCCACCTACATCTGGAACAGTTATTTTAGGTGAAGATGCTGGTGGTATGATGACAGAAGGCGTTATAGAGAATATAGATGTTTTAAAACAAAACAGTGCACAAGGCATAGCAGTAGCTAGAACAGACGTTGACAATCTAATTAGAAGATTACCACTGCTAATGAAAACACCAGATGGTTGGGTGTCTTCATATGCCACAGAAGTTTTGAAAGTTTTGGCTGGAGCTGAAACATATGTGATTAAAACTAACGATAATGGCATAGAACAAATCAGAGTAAGAGGCATACCACCTGTATCAGTAGATTCATTAGGTCGTAAGTGGATTAGTTGGGTAGACACACCACAAACTAATCTTTCTGAAATGGATGTAGAAAATAAATTTGTATTTGTAGGATTCACTGCTAAAGGCATCATGCCACAGCTGGCAACTCCTGTAGGCTTGTTAGAGCCACACAAAATACAAACAGCTCTAGCTGAGTCAATACTGATAGAAAACAGCCCCTATGTGCCTGATTGGTCGTTTGCAGTCGAATTTATGACCTTATTGTTATCAATAATACTCATTTGGGTAATTTTAAGTGTTTCAGGCATAACTTTAGGCATATCTTTGGGCGTTATTGTGATGTTATCCACAGGTTATACAGGATATTACTTAATACAGTCAGGGATGTTGATTGATGTCACTTGGACACTCATTTCACAGTTTATTACTGGTTCTACAGCCTTTTATGTGCGTTTTAGAGAGCAATACAAGGCAAGACAGTTGATAAAACAGCAATTTGGTAAGTATTTAGACCCTAGAATGGTCAAAAAACTGCAAAAAAACCCAGAATTATGTCAAATTAATGGTGCTAGGGTCGATTGCTCCATAATTTTCACAGATTTAAGGGGTTTTACGAGCCTTTCTGAGTCTGTAGAGCCAGAAATGGTCACTTATATCATGAACTCTGTCTTAGATGTACAAGTACAGGCTGTAAATCAATTTTCAGGCGTTACAGACAAATTCATAGGCGATGCTGGAATGTTTCATTTCAACACAATCATTCCACAAGAAGACCATCACCAGTTGGCATGTGACGCAGCTAGACAGATAGAGAAAAACATTGTCGAATTGAACCAGCGTTTTGTAGAAGAAGGTATACCAGAAATAGCTATTGGTATTGGTGTTAACAGCGGAATTTGTATTGCTGGAAATTTTGGAGCTACAGATAGATTTGCCTTTAGTTTGATTGGTGACCCATGTAACGTAGCAGCTCGTCTTGAGTCAGGAACCAAGGAGGCTGGTGTAAGTACCCTCATAGGGCACGAAACAGCACAAAAGTGTAAATATGTGTTAAAGTCACTACCAGATTTAACAGTTAAAGGAAAAGCTGAGGCGTTAAAAGTATATACATGGGCATGAAATTATCATTAATACTAGGAGGCTTGTTAGTTGTGACTATTGGTAGTTCAGCATGGTACATAGACTATCAAGCAGACCAAATCAGCACGTTAAAAGGCAACCAAGTAGTCTTGGAGACTAAAATAAAAGAACAAAACGAGGCTATAGAAAACCATCTAAAGCAAGCAAAACAACAACAACAACAAATGAATACTCTTGCAGACGAAAACAGAAAAGCTCTTGCAAACGTAAACAAACTTAGAAAAACATTTGCAAACTTAGACCTAGATGAATCAGCATTAGCAAATCCAGAAGACTTACAACGTAGAATAAATAGAGGCTCAGAAAGAGTAATGCTTGAGCTTGAGAAACTAAGCAACCCAAATCAATTTGATGAAGAATATACTGATAGTTAGTCTTGCAGTAATTACTGCCAGTTGCTCTATGTTGCCACAGGTCAAACCTGTGCAAGTTAAGACCATAGCTGAAAGACCACCCATATATCATCCACCCTTACCACAACCTATGAGCTTGACCAATGTAGATTGGGAAGTAATGACACCAACTACTATGCAAGAATACTTAGATAATCTTGAGTCTGGCAATGCACCTCCTAGAGCTTTTTATTCATTGTCTAGCAGAGAATACGAAAACCTTAGCATGGATATGGCTGAAATAACTCGATACACCAAGGACATACTTTCAATAATCAAATATTATAGAGAATTAGACAAACCACAGGAAAAAGATGAGTAAGACACCAGATGCTTTTGTTTATAACGCAAAACTAGAGAGAATTATAGATGGAGATGGCTTTGTTCTAAGCGAAATAGATTTAGGATTTAATATTAAATTAGCCAATCAATCAGTACGCTGCCATGGAATCGACACTCCAGAATCTAGAGTCAATACAAAAAGACAACCTGAAAGAACAGCAGAAAAGGCTTTAGGTCTGAAAGCCAAGAAGAGGTTAGGAGAACTTTTGACAGGAGATATAAAAATTAAATCATTAGGTCGTGGCAAGTATGGTAGATTGCTTGGCATACCTTACGATTGCAATGGAAACAACGTATGTGAAATACTTATTAAAGAAGGTTTGGCTTCACCTTATTTCGGTGGTACAAAAAAAGCTAAAGTCAGAAAAGATGGAACATGGGGAGAGTAATATGCAAATATCACAAGAAGGATTAGCGTTAATTAAAAAGTTTGAAGGTTGTGAGCTAGAGGCTTACAAGTGTCCAGCTGGTGTATGGACTATAGGTTATGGACATACCAAAGATGTCAAAGAAGGTGACAAAATTAACAAAGATGAAGCTAACTATTTACTGCAAGAAGAAATGATTGAGTTTGAAAGTTACATAGATGACATGGTTGAGGTAGAGCTTAACCAAAGTCAATATGACGCTCTTTGTGCATGGGTGTATAACTTAGGACCCTCAAACTTAGGCAGTTCTACGTTGCTCAAGGTCTTGAACGAAGGCAAATACGAAGAAGTGCCACAACAAATCAAACGATGGAACAAAGCAAATGGCGAAGTATTGACTGGTTTGATACGCAGACGTGAAGCTGAAGCTCTACTATTTCAAGGTAAAGAGTGGAGTGAGGTTTAGCATGTCAGACAAATGCACTATACTGACCCTAGACACATTGTGTTTAGGGTTGGGTAGCTACTATGTCACTACCTAGTTACTCAACCTGACTAAGTTATGAGCGACATATCATTAAAAGATTTTGATATTCTTTCTGAACAAGACAAAGCAGAAGCACTAGCTTTACTTAGTCGTTACGAACAATTAGACAAGCAAGATTCTTGTCAAAACGACTTCATGGGTTTTGTAAAACATATGTGGGGTGACACTTTTATAGAAGGCAGACACCACAGAATAATTGCAGATAAATTCAATAGAATTGCACAAGGCAAACTAAAACGTCTAATTGTGTGCTTACCACCAAGACATTCTAAATCTGAATTTGCGTCAACATTTTTTCCAGCATGGATGATGGGTCTAAATGGTGCTTTAAAAATAATACAGTGTACTCACACAGCAGAATTAGCTGTGCGATTTGGTAGAAAGGTAAGAAATCTTATTGATAGTGAAGATTTCAGAGTTATTTTTCCAAATTTAAAACTTCAGGCAGATAACAAATCAGCTGGTAGATGGACAACAAACCAAGATGGTGAATCGTTCTATGCTGGTGTGGGTGGTGCAATTACAGGTCGTGGTGCTGATTTACTTATTATAGATGACCCACACTCTGAGCAAGATGCCTTGTCGCCAAAGTCACTAGAGTCTGCTTATGAATGGTACACATCAGGACCTAGGCAAAGACTACAACCCGGTGGCACTATAGTGATAGTTATGACACGTTGGAGTACCAAAGACTTGGTAGGTAAAGTTTTGAAGAAACAAGGTGATGACAATGCTGACCAATGGGAAGTTGTCGAGTTTCCAGCGATATTACCAGAAAGTGAAAATCCTTTGTGGGGTGAATTTTGGAAGAAAGAAGAATTGTTATCAGTTAAAGCTTCATTGCCAGTATCTAAATGGAACGCACAGTGGATGCAAAACCCAACTTCTGAGGAAGGTTCTATTGTAAAAAGAGAATGGTGGCAACAATGGCAAGGCGAAGACGTGCCTGATTACAGTTATGTCATACAAAGTTACGATACTGCTTTCTCTAAGAAAGAAACAGCTGATTATTCTGCTATCACTACATGGGCTATATTTCAAGATCGTGATGAAGTTGACCAAATAATACTGTTGGATGCCAAAAGGTACAGGGTAGATTTTCCTGAGCTTAAAAGAATAGCTTTTGATGAATACAAGTATTGGGAACCAGATTGTGTGTTGATTGAGGCTAAAGCATCAGGAACGCCATTGACACAAGAGCTAAGACGTATGGGCATACCTGTTACATCTTATTCACCCAGTAGAGGACAAGACAAGATAGCAAGAATGAACAGTGTTGCTCCTATATTTGAATCTGGTATGGTTTGGGCTCCTGATGAAGACTTTGCAGACGAAGTAAGAGAAGAATTAGCATCATTTCCATTTGGCGATAATGATGACTATTGTGATAGTACAACTATGGCTTTGATGAGATTCAGACAAGGTGGTTTTTTGTCTTTGAAAGAAGATTATCAAGATGAAGCAAAGTTTTTATCTAAAAACAGAACAGTGTATTATTAATGAAGATATTTTTAACCACATTTGTGCACGACACAAAAGAATATGAAGGACCTGATATACATGCAGAAACTTGGGAGGAAGCTCAGTTGATTGCAGAATCACAAGGATTGATACTAGAAGGTGAATTGACAGAATTAGTTTCTTTAGGTGACGAGATAAGACCTAGAGTGCTACACTAAAGATTATGGCAGTAGATAAACAATTAGGAACAGAAGACAATCCAGATATTATGGAACAAAGTTCTGCTGTTGTAGTAGAGCAAGAACCAACAAGACAAGAATTAATTACAGACGCAGCTGAAATACTTGTTAGTGAAGATGAAGTGTTGGTAGGCGATGAGTTGCTAGAACAACCCATGCCTCAGATGGATTTCAACTCTAACTTAGTAGAATTTATAGATGAAGATGTTTTACAAAAGATAGCTTCTGATTTAATGAGCTCTATACAAAGTGACAAACAATCCAGAAGTGAGTGGGAAAAAACTTACAAAGAAGGTCTTGAGTATCTTGGCATGAAGTTTGATGAAACTAGGTCACAGCCATTTGAAGGTAGTTCTGGTGTGGTTCATCCTTTATTAGCAGAAGCAGTTACACAGTTCCAAGCCCAGAGTTATAAAGAGATGTTGCCAGCCAAAGGTCCTGTAAAGACAGAAATTGTTGGTGCTAGAACTATAGAAACAGAAAGTCAGGCTGAAAGAGTACAAGCCTTCATGAATTATTACATCATGAATGTAATGAAAGAGTATGACCCTGAGCTAGACATGTTACTGTTCTATTTACCACTGGCTGGTTCTGCATTTAAGAAAGTTTATTTTGATTTTGTTACAAACAAGGCTGTATCTAAGTTTATACCACCAGAAGATTTAATCGTGCCTTACGAAGCCTCTGACATGTCTTCAGCTGAAAGAATTACACATGCTATTAGTATGTCTTTAAATGAAGTCAAGAAACAACAAATAACAGGTTTTTATGCAAATGTAGATATACCTGAGACAGACTATGGCGAAGACGCATCTGACATAGAAGGTGCTATAGATGAAATACAGGGTGTTTCACCAAGCTACAAAGAAGATAGAAATAGAACTATATACGAAATACATACTGTTTTAGACATAGAAGGCTTTGAAGATTTGGATGCAAATGGTGAACCTACAGGTCTTAAACTGCCTTATATCATCACCATAGATGAAAATTCAGAGACTGTTCTAGCTATTAGAAGAAACTACTTAGAACAAGACCCACTCAAGAACAAAATCAATTATTTTGTGCAATATAAGTTTTTACCGGGATTAGGATTCTATGGCTTAGGTCTTTCACATATGATTGGTGGTTTATCTAAAGCTTCTACTTCTATACTAAGACAGCTTATAGATGCTGGTACGTTAGCTAACTTACCAGCTGGATTTAAAGCAAGAGGCATGAGAATCAGAGATGAGGATGAGCCTTTACAACCCGGTGAATTTAGAGACATAGATACGACTGGTGGCTCTCTAAGAGAAAACCTTATACCTTTACCAATAAAAGAACCAAGCAATGTATTAATGCAATTACTTGGTTTATTGGTCGATTCTGGTAAAAGATTCGCAGCTATTGCTGACATGAATGTAGGTGACAGCAACCAAGCTATGCCAGTTGGTACTACTGTAGCTCTTTTAGAAAGAGGTACTAAGGTCATGAGTGCTATCCACAAAAGATTGCACTACGCACAGAAAATAGAGTTTGAACTCTTAGCTAAAGTGTTTGCAGAGTATCTGCCACCATCTTACCCTTTCCAAGCTGGAACAGCTCCTAATGAAATTAAACAACAAGACTTTGATGGTCGTGTTGACATCGTACCTGTATCAGACCCCAACATATTTTCACAAAGTCAGAGAGTTACACTAGCACAAGAATTATTGATGATGGTTCAATCCAATCCTGAAATACATGGTCAGCAAGGCATGTATGAAGCATACAAAAGAATGTACGCAGCTTTA